TTAAATTATTATCTTCATCTTTAAACTTTAAATGTTTTTCTTTTTTAGTAATAATTTTTTTTGATATATAAACTTTATCATCAGAATCTCCATACTCTTTATTAAAAGATACTGTAATTTTGTATCTAGTTCTGAATAAATCTATAAACCATGTAAGAAAAACTTTTAATTTTATATCCATGTATATACCTGTAATGGTTTGGACTTGCCTTTCACCTCAATAGGTTTCAGAGATTTTAGCGGAAATTTACTGTATTTTGCAGTCTCTTCGCCTATCAAAACACCTACGCCTGCTACCTTTGTACTTGACTCTAATCTAGCTGCAACATTACACGGGTCGCCTATAAGACTAAATGCAAATCTATCAGTAGCTCCAAAATTCCCAGCAATACAAATACCACTATTAACACCTATGCCGATAGCAACTTCAGGTATATCTTCTTGTTTGAACTTAATATTTAACTGGTCTATATTTCTTTCTATTTCTTTAGCAGCTTCCAATGCCAAGTTGTGATGGTCTTCTTGTGGAATAATAGTGTTCCAATGAAACATACCTGCATCACCAATAAATTTATCTGTGCACCCAAAATATTTATTAGCAGCTTTTACTTGTGCATCTAATACTTCGTTCATTATATAAGTTACAACCTCAGGCTCTACTGACTCTGATAAACTTGTAAAGCCTCTGAGGTCTGTAAAAATAATAGAACAGTCTACTCTTTTGCCATTAACCTGACATAACTCAGGATTGTCTTGTAATTTTTTGACCATCCTTGGGTCTAAGTATTTACCAAATTGTTGTTTTATTTGCTGTCTTAATTTGTATTGTTCTCTGAACCTCAAATAAAAAGCGGTTGATGCAGTAACAAATTCAGATACTAAAGACCAAGTAAAATCTATAAGTAAACCTTGTTGTATAAAATAATAACCTGCCACTCCTGTCGAAACAAACAATAGACTAGTAAATATTATTCCTAAAGATATTCCAAAAATATTTATTAATATCCAAGTTAGTATTATCACCACAAGTAATAATAAAATTTCTACTGCCTTACCATAATCAGGAATGTATGGACTGTCTTGTATTAATATAGACTCAGCAAGTGCAGCTTGTATTTTATGTGGCTCTAATAATCCTACAGGTGTTGCAACTTGTGGCATGATTCCTTTTGCAGTAAAACCAACAAACACAAACTTATTTTCTACGTTCATTTCTCCAAGAGTAGTTTGTGGTGTATTTACCCAACTTATCCACTTGCGACCTAAACTATCTGTTTTAACTGGAGGTAAACCTTTTACTCGTACTTCTTCTATACCATTAGCATTAGTTTTTATAACATAAGTATCAGCACCTGCTAATAATTTTAATACTTCTGTGCCGTAAGAAGAAACCCACCCATCATTAGTTCGCATTAATAAAGGTAATCTTCGTACTAAATTATCTACATCAGTCCTAGCTACAGCTATACCTTGATTAGAACTTTGTTTTAAGATTTCTATATTTTGTATAACTCCTGTAGCTTTTATACCACCAATGTCATCTCCTAATATGACTGTGCCTGTAGTAGGAGGATAATCACCTTTACCTTCAAACATAGCCAGCACACTCGGAGCAAATGCTAAAGCTTCAGAAAACTCAAAGTCTCCACCAAATCTATCAGGTTGTGGAAAAGCTATAACCCATCCAACTCCTATAGCTCCTTGCCTTAAAAGGTTTATTTGTATTTGTGCTAATGTTTGTCTAGATAAAGGATAACCACCTTCATTAGCTATATCTTCTTCAGTTATATTTAAAATTGTAAAATACTCTGAAGGTTCTTGTTCTGGTACTAAAGCATCAAAAGTTTTGAGTTTGAGCGTTTGATAAATATTTGGCTCTACAATTAATACGCTGCCTAATACAAATATTAAACCCAGAAGTGTGTATATATTTTTCATCCTGAACCTTGTTTAATATTTATAGTCGTTGATGAGCCTCCATTAACTTTTACAGTATTAGTCACACCATCCTGTATTAATATTATTGTGTAAGCTCCTGCACCATCTATGTCTAGCTTTGTGCTTTGACTTACAGAACGAGTCAAACTTATATTCTGTCCTGACACAATAGTTGTTATTTGTGTGTCTTTATCTTGTCCTATTTTAGTACCAGCTATTCTTATTCCAACGCCACCTTGTTTTAAAGAGTCATCTTCTTTATCTATAGCAAGTGCATCAATCACATTAAGCAAATCTTCTAAAAAATTAGTAGCAAGTAAATCTACATCTAATTCTGTAAACTCCAAGTCTTCTTCTGCTTCTAAAAAGTCTTCTGCTAAGTAATCTATATCTAAGTCATCAAACTCTAAATAATCTGCTGTAGATTGTGTTTGTGTTTCTTCTTGTTGTTTTATTTCTTCTGGAGGATTTACTATAAGCAAGTTATCTATAAACTCTAAAGATATATCTAAAGTTATTGGTTTAGTAGGACTGTTTTCATATACAGATACAGTTGTTGCTTGATAGGGTTTATTTAAAGTTACGCTACCCACACCTGTTGATACTATAATTTCTCCACTTGATAACCCATTCTCATCTGGTAATAAAATTACAAGACTTCTGCCTAACTCATCTACAGTACAAGTAAAATCAGTTCCACGAATAGCTATATCTGCTGTAGGTGTTTGTATAAGTATGTTACTTTTATTATTAAATTTGCCTGTAATAAAACGTGCTGTACCACTTGCAAATTTTAACGCCATCTTTGATTTTGATGGGTCAGGGTCATAAATGTATTCGTCTATAACTAACTTAGAGTGCTCTGTAAGTTTTACTGTAGAGTCATCTTCAAAGGTTATAGCAACTCTGCCCGCTTCTGTACGGACATCATCCATTTGTTGTATGTTGAACTCTAGTTCAGCACCATAAGCTTTATCTCTTAAAACTTGTGCATTACCTCTAAGTTCAGATATAGAACCTATCTCAACAGACGAATGAAGTAGTTGAGTCTGACTGAGTAACACATACTGTGCCATTAGAGCCAACAGACGTAATCTTGAGCCAGTCATTATCTTGAGTTGATTCTTGGTCTATATTAAAAGTTCTTGAACCTCCTGTATGGTCTAGATAAAAATAACCACCTGCATACCCATCACCATCATAAGTTACAGTATTATCATTGCCATCAATATCCATGTAATTAGTTGCACCATCTACATCTATAGCTGCTGTAATACTATTACCTCCACCTTGTATAATCCAATCTAAATCTAAGTTAGCTGCTAGTGCAGTCATAGCATGATTAAGTGTCATAGTATTAGTATTGCCTGTAACTTGTACGTTTACATTAGAACCATCAGCACCAGTAGCATTAGTCTCATCTGTAGACATATTAAAGGTATTGCTATCACCTATAAATGAAAAGTAACCTGTATAGGTATCTGCCCATATATCTCCAAGAAACTTATTAGTAGAACCTTTTTGTAAAATATCTAGTGTCATTGTTGTGCCATCTAAATCTAAAGGTGTCATATTAGATGAACCAGCCGTTGCGTCAGCACCACCTATAATGTTACCACTACCACCAACTTGCTCTATATCTAAATTAGATGTAGCACCAGACTGGTCAATGTATATTTCGTTATCGGCTGTATATATACCAAAACTTGCAACCATAACAGTTACAAATAAAAATGTTTCAAGAATTTGTTTTCCAATACTCTTGTTCATATCCCTCCTTTATAGTTTGTAAAACTGCTGTTTCTATAGCCATTTGTAGTGCTATATTTATAGATTCATTTTCTACTAGACCACTTTCTATTTCAATAAGTTCAGTCATATTTTCATAAAATCTAAATACATCTGATGATATTGAAGCACTTAAAATGGATTTAGTTACCAACACCTCTATCAATATCTTTCCTGTACTAACAGATACTGTACGCAAAGATACAGTTACAGAATCCTGTCTATATTCTTTTGTAGCACCTATTCCTAAATATCTAGCTCCTGCACCACCTGATTTAATATTAGATTCATAACCTATAACTCCGCCTTCCATTATTAACCCTGCAAAAAGCAAAGGCTTAACCTGTTGTTTTTCATCAAAAGTTTCTCTTGTAGTTCTTATAATTTGTCTTTCTTTAGTAAGGTTGTCTAAACCTTTACGTTCTACTACTGTAAAAACTCCTGAGTGTTTTAATGCTCTAATTAAATAAGCATCAGGTGCTTGTGTTATAGCTGTGCTGAAACTAGCGTACTGACTATTGCTTCGTCTTTGTCCTGTTTGGTCCTTGAAAGAATTAGGATAGATTGCCACTATGGGTTTTCTATCTGGTTTTTCTACATCTGCTAATTTAGTCAGTAAAGTATTTATTTGTGCAGGTTCTACATTTCTTACTGGCGGTATACCATTATCTAAAGGCGGTATTATTAAAGAGCAACTAGAAAGTAAAAGAACCCAAAGGAACAGTAATCTCTGTAGTATTGCCTTCTTCATCTGTAATAATTAATGTTACCTTATCGTCTTCAACTCTATATTCTATTGTATTACCTTCTAATTCTAATGTGCCAAACTCAGAAGCCGTTTCACCAAATAAACTGTCAACTAATTGTCTGGATAGCTGTGCATAAATTCTTGACTCTAAATTACGAATAAAACGTGCTAGTGTAGTGTTTTCTGCCTCACGTTCTAAATCTTCTTGATAAGCTTTAATCTCTTCTCTAATAGCTTCCTTTCTATTAAACTCTTGATTTTCTATAGTTAAATAATGACTAGACGTGCCTTGCCCAGAAAAACTAGGGTTTTTAAACTTGTGTGTCATTTCATCAGCACTAAGTGTCAAAGATATCAATACGATATTAGCAAGACCCAATAAACAAATAACAAGTAATACTTTTTGTTTTTCCCTATCCATTGCGTCTATCCTGTTGTTGTTTAATCAACTCGTCTAATTCCTTCTTGCTTTTTATTTTTTGGTTCTGCTGTTTCATGTCTCCCCTCTTTCTCCCTGACTTCTAAAACAGTATTAACTTTTTGTTGCAGTCTAATCATATCTTGGTCTAACAATCTTAGTTGGTCAGTCAAACGTATAATAGTTGCTTTCATTTCTTCTACTGAAGGGTCTATTTTTTCTGTAATAGTAGTCCAAACAAAAAAAACAAAATAGCCTAATCCAACAACCATAACCACAGGAAAACCAAAATCCGCTATGATTTGTACGATATCCACTAATCTCTCCTAGCGTCTATCTTTCCATCTTCTACAAAGTTTTCTGCCCTTGATATTCTGTCTAAGTCTGGTGCTAGATTTAAAGCACTTGAGACACTCACATCTATACGAATCATGTCATTATTCATTATAGAAGCTCTAGTTATTAACATTTTAGATATGCCTTGTATTGTTTTTATTTCATCTACAAGACCATCCATCATTTGTTTCATTACTATAAAGATAAAAAAACCCATAATCAGACCACTTGCTATCGGCAGTCCTACTTCTGCTATGAGTTCAAATACTTCCATTATTTAGGGGGTTTAAAATCGCTCTTTGATTTATGGCTATTAGTATATAAACCAAACCAAGCTGCACCTGCACCTACTACTATAGATATTAAACCTGACTGTTCAAATGTAGGGTCAGGTAAATCCATAAACCAAAACGTAGTGTAGTAAAGAAGATACATATATACACCTAAAAATGCTCTAGGTATTAATCTCCAGCTATCTAATGCTTCTGCAACAAATATAAACTTTTGAAAAGGATTACGATTGTATTCATCTTCTAACTCTCTGATTCTATCTTTAAGTTCAGACTTTTCTTGTAAAAGTTCCATAAACTTATTAAGGTCTATTTCTACCTCATTTCTATCCATGTCACCACCGAACCTACTTGATGGATATTGTTCATCTGCCATTATTTACTCCTATGTTATCTCTTTTTCCCTTTATGCAAACCATGTCTTGCGTGTTGTTTGCCTGCTCTAGTTGCTGCTCGTTTTTTTCTATTAGCTGCTGCAAGCTTACGCCTGCCTTTAGGCGTAGACTTTAATCTATCTATCTGTGCCTTAGGTGCATATACCTCGCCTGTTTCAGAAGATTTTTTGCCACTTGCAGTAGTCCACTTTTGTCCAGTCCATTTTTTTAAACTACGTTGTGATTTTTTTAATGGCATTTTATTCTCCAAACATAACTATATAAGCGTCAGTTTTTCTAGGTTCTTTGATAAATCTTCTTTCTATATCATAAGGACAGGGCGACATACTTAACAAAGACCAAAAAGAACTTCTACCAGGGTCAACCATAATTAATGTTTTGCCTGCTTTAGTTAAAATGTCTATAAGTCTTACCCACTCTAAAACATGCTCTTCCCAAAAACAAACATCACAAGCAATATAAATATCATAGTCTAGAGGTAAATTTTTACTAAATATATCTGTGTTACTAAACTCTGGAGTAACATCCATTAGTTTTGACATTAGATTAAAGTATGGTTCTATATTAGTATCTAAATCAAAACCTGTAACATCACAACCTTTCTTTTGCATATAGTGAGAAAGAACACCCCAACCGCAACCTAAATCAGCTACTCTACCTTTTAAAACATCTAGTTCCTCTAATACATCTATAGTTACAAGAGTTGCATTCCAAACTTTATTGCCATGCAACTGATGTACATTATTTTTGCTTTTTAACTTTTTTATCTCTGGATGCGAAGATGTAGGTATCTCTATATCACCAAAGACTATATTAGCTTTTGTACCCACCACCTGCTGCCTTATATCTTTTAGCAAGCATCTGTGCTTTCCTAGCACTCCATTGTCCAGGTCTTCCGCCTTTACCGCCTGCTTTTATAGAATTAAATAATCTTTTTCTTAATCCAGGTTTTGTGTAATTGCCAGCTTCATTTACTCTGCTTTTAGATTTTTTAGTCTTTCTGCCTTTTTTAAATTTTATAGACTCTAAAGCTTTTGCTTGTCCAGCGTGAGCCTTACTAGCTTTTTTTAATTTTTGTGCAACTCTAGTTACAGTTTTTTTTGCTCTACTCATCCTACAAACCTTGACGCTATTAACGACACTAATATGAAAGGATATACTCCCCATATTATAGTTTCTAATTTATCAAATCTTTTAGAGCCAGCTTCTAATCTAGCATCTATACTTTTGTAAATTAACTTACATTCTTTTTCATGCGATTCAATCGCATTTAAAGCATCTTTAGCTGTCGCCATCTTTCTCCTTTGTACTGGCTATTTCTTTTGCTCTACCAATATTTAAAGCACAAAAGTCTATAACCTTATAAAGTTTAGCCAACCATTTATCTCCGCTAGGAGTTGGAGTTACAGCAGCTATAAAAGAAGCTATAGCTATAATTGCTGTTACCCACATAAATAAATTAATCCACATCATTTTTTTTCTCCTTTTATGAATTAGCTGCGATATACGCTTTACCTGTAGTAACAGCATCACTACAAGTAGTTTTTTTACTTGAAGATGAACCAACTACATTAGGTCTTCCATCATTACCATCATAAGCTAAAATAATTTCTAAGTGGTCAACATTACGTTGTATCAATTCGTTTATATCAGCTTGTGACATTTCTGTATCTGTATCTGCTGTACCACCAATATATGTTGACCTTTTGCCATTAGTATTAACGTCATTAATGACTGTGGCACTATCTGTTGCTGCTGTTAGACATTGTGCTACTGTTAGTGCCATATTATTCTCCGTTTAATTGTTCTTCTAATGTTTCTACTTTAGCCGTAAGTTCTTGTACTGCCTTTACTAATATTGGTACAAACTTTTCGTATTGCAAAGCATATTGTTTTCCATCATGTGATAAGCTAGTTGTTAGATTAGTTTTATCAGATAGATTATGATTTATTGATTTTTCTAAAGCTACTACATCTTGTGCTTTAAAACCTATATCCATCCAATCTTCTTTGTGCGTACCATCATGCGTAATACTGTTTAAATCTGCGTCAGGGTTTGCATCCCAATCTATATACTTATGTCTTTTATCCCAATAGTAAGTATAGGGTTTTAGTTGGTTTATAAAATCTAAACCAGCAGATAAAGGTTGAAAGTCTGTTTTATCTCTCTCATCAGATGCTACAGATAAAGAAACTTGTACGTTTATTTTTGAGTGGTCGCCATTACCTAAAGTAACCTCATTATTACCAGATGTTAAAGCACCTCCAGGTGAACCTGAATTACCAGAACTTGTACCAAGCATCAAAAGATTACCACCTGTAGATACTGACCTCCCAGCTTGTTTGCCTACTGCTACGTTATTATTTCCTGTAGTACCATTTTCT